CCCCAAAGGGGAGCTATCTCGTTGTATTACACGTTGTATTTAAACTTAACTACAACTCTGGCAGTACCTGCAGAATAAGTACCTGTGGTTGCTGCTACTAATTGCCCTGCGGCAGCACCAACAGTAGTGCCTACTAAAGCACCACCACCAGCAATAACTTTATTTGCAGTTAATGATGCTGTAACTGTTGCTACAACCAGACCATCTGCATCAATTGCAACACCAGCTGGTGTATATAAACCGATAGTTAGGTTAGTACCACCAACCCAAGCAGTATCTACATACAAAGTAGCTTCAACGATAGAAGCATTTGCAGGTATAGTCTGTGCAAGATTACTGTTTAGTACTGCTGAAAGATTGTCGTAGCTAAATGACCACTCCGCACTTTTAACAATACCCTCTTTTGTAGATTCTTGACCACCTAATGCATTATTAGATGTACGAACCCCGTAGTGACTTGCTACGCCCCTGATAGGAGCTAATTCAATAGTCATAATATATATCTCCTAGTAAGTTGAGTCGTTAGTGATAATCACACCCAGTGTATCAGCACGCTGAACACCGAAACCAAAACGAGAAGTAACTTGATATTTATCAGCTCTTTCCTCGTTGTCTCTCCATCCTTCTGTTTGCGGAGCACGTCTCCATGCATGCATAACAGGTTTACAAGAGTCATCAGCAACACACATAAAGACATTAGCTTTATCGCCAACTTCTCCAGTGTCATTTGCAAGACTATAAGCAGAAGCGTCAATAGCTTCAGTTGCAGTCAATGATGGTACAAAGTTTGATGTGTATACATCCCAACCCATAATGTTTCTTACAAAACGATGATCTTTAGCAAAACCTTCATTAACAACACCTTGGAATTGCGGAGTATTATTAATTACTGATGTTGAAGAAATCAAAGTGTTGAGAGAAGCTTCTACGATAGGATCAACAATTGCTATACGACCACCTGCTGGTGAGTTAGCTTTATCAAATGCGAGTTTCATAGATACAAAATCAGCTAACACCATGTTACGTGTTGTTGCTGATGCACCTCCAGCTACCCAACGGTGAGGTCTTGCATTCACTAAGTTAAGAGCTGCTGCGGTTTGTCCTGCGTTAGCTGTACCTAAGAATCTTGACTCATGGTTTTCACCAAGAGCACGTGTAGATTCCATTGCACGCATAGCCATCAATGTATCAACTTGTGATCCATCTTCACGAAGGTCATCAGATACTTTCCAAGCATCACCAATGTAATCAGTGATAGTTAGGTTGATAGTACCTGTGTCAATGTTTGTAAAGTTTAAAGGTGTATCCTCTGCTGCATCTTGAAGTGTTACAGTACCGACAGTTTTAATGTTAAGTGTTGTACCTGAACCGAAGTCTGTTACATCACGCCACATCCCTTCTGGAAGAAGGTAGTCGTGTAAGTTATCAAGAATAAACTGAGAATACTGCTGTGCCTCAATAAAGGCAGTAGTATTACTTGTCAGTTGTGACATTTAAAAGTCTCCTAAGACTGTTGTTGTATTTTAGCTTTAGCGTTACCCCAAGCAGCTAATAAGTCTTTCGTAGAACCCCCTTTTACCTTTGCAGATAGTATTGCAGGAGTTGTTTGATTACTTAAAGCTTGTGTATTAATATCACTTTCAAAAGAACCTGAAGGTGCTTTAGCAGAATGTAATCCTGCTGCTTTTAATACTACTTTAGGGCTTGTTGCTGCAAGCTCGTTTAGTTGTGTAACAGTTAGTCCCAAGTCATTAGCAATAGAGTTATAAGTTTTTTCAGCTTCTTGACCATACTGACTAGTAAAAGCTTTCGCTACCTGATCAGCATTAGTTTTAGCCGTAGCTTGTTTCTCTCTAATACTTAATGTTTGATTAACTAAATCCATTACGCTATCTTGATTAAGTTCCCCTACTGGCATTGTCGTGGCTGTCGGTTGAACTCCAGACTTGATTTCATCTAAAAGTTCCTGAGTAGTTTTGCGTTTAGTTAGTTCTTCCCTTACTTCAGCAAGTTCAGACTCAAGAGTCTCAATATGCTTCTGTGCATGAGGAACAGATCTTAATGCATCTTCTGTGCTCTGGTACTTTTTCCCTTCACCAACTAATGCTTGAACTTCGGTCGGAATTTCAAATGTCTTTGGTGCAGTATCTGTTTGTACAGCTTCGTTGGTACTCTGCTCTACAGGTTGTTCTGTTGCTTGTGTTTCATTTTCCATGTTGCTTCTCCTTTGGTCAAGGTAATAAGTTGTATAGTTTTGTTAAAGCTTTTTGGACACCTCTATGATAAGCTTGATACTCATTGTAAGCAGGTAGTTTGAAAGATTCTTCATCTATACACTTTCTTTGAGATACTCCTACTTGATCATCAAGGTAAACCTTTAACTCTTCAATAACTTGTTTCTTTGTTAAAGACTGTGCTTTATCACTTTTTAAATCCATACTATAATTATACCATATTTTTAAGTAAAAGTCAAGTAATACTTGACCTATGTATTACATCTCAGGAGGCATCTGCCCTTCTACTTGCTGAATCTGTTGATCCACCATTTGCTCTTCCATAGAAGGACCTGCTTGCTGAGATTGTAAATCTTGTTGAATCTGCATTTTAATTTTCTCTTGCTCTCCTGCTTCAAATAATGCAGCATTATCTTTAATAAATCCATATTTATCAAAACCCATATACTCCTCTACCATTTCGGCTAAATGTTTAGGTGATACATGTGGAGCAATTATTTGACCAATAGGACTATTAAATATACCTAGTATGTTCTGTAGTAACTGTGCTCTAGCTGCATAGTGTCTAGCACCTATAGGTCTAATTTTACCACGTGCGGTTAAATCTTCTTTAGTAATAGACAAGAAATCTTGCACACCAAAGTCATCATCATAGACTTTAGCTAATTCTGGTAAGTTAAGATTCCGTTTAGCAGTTTCTAACATCATGTTAAGAACAGGTTCTAGGAACTCAATCTCAAACTGATTAACTTTATTTTGGAATATTCTACCAGCAGCATTCTGTAATGACTGTACTTCAAAGGCTGTCTTCTCTCCAGGTGTTCTTATACCCATTGCTTCTTTAGGAGCACCAGCCATCTCTTCCATTGTATTCATTAGTGCTGCTAGCTCATTGTTAACTTGGAAAGCTGCAGGGTTAGGTGGTAACATTTGTATATCACCATCTTCTTGTAAATGAATAGTTACTTCAGGACCCCAAGTAAATGGTTCTACCTCACCTCTAACTACCATAGGGGGATGGATAGTTAAGTCTAGTGCATCTGCCTTAGCATTCTCTAGGTGGTCAATACGATATTGTAAACCTACTAGGTTATCTAGTGGTCCCATACCATATAAATTATCAGGACGTTTTCTCCATGCTACATGAGCTTTGCTGTCATGACCAATGTAACTAGGATTCTCTATGTTTCTTAGAATATAAGATCTGTCAATGATAGTTATTAATCTATTCTCATAGAGTTTATCTTCATCTTTATCATACCAATCTCCTTCAAACTCTAGTATCTCTACCATACCTGATTGATAATATTCTTGTAGTGTACCAAAGCCATCAGCAATGTATGCTTCTGCTTTGTTTACATCCTCTACTCTAAACATAGATATAGTTTTTCTAATAGCCACAGCTTTATCAAAAGCTGCTTTGTCATAGTTTAAGTCAGGACGGGTAGTTAGTTGTTTTTTTAGTTCACCAATAGAGGTTACTTTTCTAGTAAACTTTGGTGACTTAGCAAAGGAAGATGCTATAGGATTAAAGACAAGATCAAAAGGAGAAATCCTTTTTAGTTTAGGACCATTGTAAGTAGTAATAATTTCTTCCGTAATAGGATCTACATGTGAGTCATTAACATACATAACCTCACCAAAAGAATTACCATAGTCAATATAGTCATAAACAAGTAAGCTAACCTCTTCTCTAAACCTAGACTCTTTCAGTTTAGTCTTCATGTAAGCTTCAATAGCTTTGCGTTTTTTCATGGTAGTAGCTTCTTGTGTAGCTCCTTCCCACTTCATCCAGTTGTCATTAGGGAACAAAGCATCCATATAGTTAGCATGTAGATTATCTCTAATCTGTGTTAACTTAGGAAGAGTAGTTTTGTTTTTCCAAGGAAGAGAACTATTAGACGTAGTTGTAGTATCAGTAGCAAAGAGGTAATTCCTTAACTCTCTCCATTCTGATTCTTTATTATTTCTTTGAATCCACCATTGGTTATATAATCCAGCTAGTGTCTTAGCTAAGTTTTCTGTACCAATTGCTTGCTCTATTTGTGCTACTTCACCTGCCATATTATTTCCTTAATGTGTTATCCCGCCAAACCTGCTGTGGGTTGGTAATGGTTTACTAAAACTTAAACCTTGATATGCTCTTACCTTTGGAACTAAAGATATAGCTATCGCATTAGATAAGGCATCTTTAATATCATCATGTGGTGGATGTACCATTACTAATTCTTCTTCTAATGTCTGACAGTTACCACCCTTGTAGTGCCATATTTGTAAGTTATCATACTTAGGTTCTAATACAGAACCCACTCGTTGGGCTTTATCTCCTAGATGTCTTGTAGGTCTAAACTCATCTATTGACAAAGGTATTCCATTAGGTTTAAGGTAACTATCTTTTAGTTCTTTTACAATCGTTTGTTGTGCTACAGTAATCTCAGCACGTATCTTCCTGAATCCCCATTTTTCCCATGACTGTAATATATGTTTGTAGTAATCTACAATCTTTTCTGTTTTAAATCTATCTATTTCTAAGATATAATAGTTTGCTTGGTGATCAACACCTACTACTACAAGAGCAGTATAATCTGCTTGTTTCCTTAAACTAAACGCAAAGTCAATTGCTGCATAGATGTTTAGTTTTCTATCTCTAATATACCAGTCTCCTTCTTTATTTTGTAAGACTGCTTTATCAAAGTACTGAAAGTTATCTTTATTAATTCTAGCACTTTCTGTAGTATTAGGATCATTATAATACTGAGCAAAGAATTGTGTCTGGTCAATGTATTTAGCTTTAATCCTTGCAAGTTCCTTAGCATCAAAACCAAAAGACTTCCCATCACTTCTTGTTCGTTTTGCCCAGAGAAACTCTCCGTCTATCTCTACTACTTTTTGAAAGAGTTCATATACTTCATGTTCGGTTTCTTCTTCTTCATCTGTAGCATAATAAACCTCTTTCATGTTTATCATAGTATCATAAATGTCTCTAGGATGATAACGAGTGCCAACAACCCACTCAACTGCACCAGGATTCTCAATAGAGGCTAGCTGTGAATAAGCTGAAGCTACTTTATCTCTTCCCTCTTCTGTATATGCGTTACCAGGTACTACTATATCGTCCAGTACGACCACGTCAGCGTGAAAACCAGTGGTGTTTGAGGTCAACCCTACCGCTTTTACTGTAGCGTCTCTAATGCCCTCTAATTTGCGTTGAGGGTGGTCAACAGATATTTCAGCTACTGCCCATTTTTCTCTTTTTCCTTCTTCAGGATGGACCATGTCTGACCAATACCTACGATAGATGGGGGAATCTATTATCTGTTTTATTGCATAGAGCTGTTTCTCTGCTAAATCTGCTGTTGCTGATACATAGAGTACTGTTGTTTCAGGATTCTTAGTTATATGCCAAGCTGTCCTGTAAGCAATGAGCTTACTCTTCATATGTCCACGAGGAAGTAGGACTAATTGGTTATCTTTAGCTTCTGATCTTGCCCACCAACTAATAAGTTCTTCATGTAAGGCTCCATATAATATATGAGGAGCAACTAATTTAATAAAGGTAAGTAAGTCTGCTTCAGCAGCTTCCCTGATTTGGTCAATCTGAGACATAATTATATTCTTCTTTTTTAATTAGACTTTGCTAGTTGATTACCAAAGTAGAACTCTATGATAATAGTCATGTATGGCATTATTTAGTTAATCCTTTCATTTTCTCGAATGTTCTCATAGAACCTAATCCTAATAAACCCATTAGTACCGTCATTAAACTACTCATATCAAAGACAGGTAGCTCTGGTATTACTGTTCCTGACCAAGCAGCTAAAAACATAATGAGTGGTACACCAACAAAGTGCCAAGCCATTGCTACTCCACATACCCATCCTATGAATGGTCGCCATCCTGCTACCCATACGGTTCTATGAGCTGCTTCTATTTTATTAGTATCTGCTTGAGCTAGGTTGAGTTGTGTTGCATTAGCAATAAGCTCTGCCTCTATAGCTTGTTTAGCTTTCTCTGCACCATTCTTGTCTGGGATGACTCTATCAATCACAGTGGAGATTAGTGGTAATAGTATGTTTAGCATTTAGTAAGACCATCCATATAATAGACAAGCAATAATAGGAGTAATAGGTAATGCTACTAGTAATGCTAAAGACCAGACAACTGGTTTTCCTAATAGTCTAGCTAGGTAACTCATATTTTCCATCCATGTGATACAGACCAAAGATAAACTAAAGCAACTAAAGCCATAGCAAGTATTCCCCTAACGGATAGTTTACCAAACTCAGCAAACTTTTCATTGAGCCATTCGCTTAAGCCTTCTTTAATAGCTTTCTTATGTTCTTCTGGAGTCATATTTAGCATCCCTTACATTTACATTCTTTACATTTACACATAATCACTTCCTCTTCGATTGCCATTATAGAGCTTCCACATCTACACCACTAAACCATTTTTTTGGCATAGGAATAACTTGGTTCTGTACATCATCAGGAAAAGCTACATAGACATGTGTATCCCCTAATCTAGTATTCCAACAACCTGTATGAGCATTACCATTCTCTGTAGCAATAATTTCATATGGCATGTTAAGTAGCACTGGGAATGAGCAAGCCTTCTCTGTTAGCGTTACTGTCCCTACCTCTGTTGTCATGACCATAAGGTCAGGAAGGTCTGTTTCTGCTGATACCTGTGTGTAACTAAAAGTATAAAGTAAAGAGATTATTAATAATGTTTTAGTCATTATCATTAAGTTCCTTTTGGATATTTCGTTTTAACCACATCAATAGCTTCTTTCCAACCAACAAGTCCGCCATGATAGAGTAAGTCTAGTTGGTCAGGGATTGATGGGTAAGCGACAGCTCGTAGTTCTTGATATGTTGGTGGTGGTGGAATATCAGCAGGAGTTGGAGTATTGCCTTCTTCTACCCATGCTAGGTATTCAATATAGTCAGTATTAGCTAGGTCATTAGGGATGCTTGCATTATCTGCAAGACGATTAATACTGGTTGATTTATAATTTAATTTATACATAGTTTATAGCTCCGAAGTTGCTGTGTACTGAGCCGCAATGGTGTTTGCTCTAGTAGTAAATCCCGAGCCTTTAGTAAGTCGCGGTAGTGTTGTTGCAGTCCCTCCCGTATATCCTATGGTGGTAATTGCAACACCTGCGTCATTATCACGCGCTGAATTGACCCCAGAACCACCACCAGGATAATAGATAGTGAATGTTGGTGTGGCTCGCATAGGGGTAGGGTAAGAGCCGCCATTAGAAGTGTCAGCGGTGTTAATGGCTACCCATGTAACACCATCTGTAATAGTAGTAACGCCATCAGCGGCAACTCCAGAAGGATAGCTTGTTTGATAATACCTCTGACACAATGCTAACTCTTGACCATACATTCTGTATTCAAATGCCGTTGCTGTAGAGCCTAATTCTAGTTGGACTCCTGTGATGTTAATATAGTTATCTGTAGAGTCTGCTAGGTTTACATTGGATGATGATACTCTATTGGGATTTGATATTGTTGCCCATGATGTTGCTAAAGTTCCTGATGTAAATGCTGTACCTGCACCCATCCACCACAATAATCTATAACCATCTCCATTATCATTATCAATTACTCCAGTTGTATCTCCATCAATTGTAATTGTTTTCTTTTCCCAAGTGTCTGCACTATCTATTGTGTAAGTATTACTCATATCTCTATTGCTATCAACTCTATAAAATTCTAAAGTATAAGTTCCAGTTTTATTAGACTTTACCCAAAAAGACAGTGTTACACTTTCAGCGTTTGCTGACCCATATTTTAATTGTTGAAAATTTTGACCTTCATTTCTTGACTCTATTGCAAAGTAAGCACCACTACCTAATGAAGCGTTTGCCGTAGTACATGAATACTTCATACTGCTTGCAAATCCTTCTCCAGTTGGCACATCTGTATCTTGTGTCATTGTCCAAGTGCCTGCAGTATTTAATTCTCTTGTAAATCTATCAACTGTATTTAATCCATCACCTGTGATTCCAGTCGCACTCGTACCCCTCTGTGCAATCTGCATATTACCATTGATGATAAGGTTCTTTGTACCCAGAGGTACACTTGATGCCATATCAGCAGTAACAATAACTCCATCTTGTACTAGGCTGACTCCAGTTGACCCATTTATATTAACTGACATTTATACTACCCCCTTTGGATATTGAGCTTTGATTGCTA